TTACAATACCTGATGGCATATTCGTTCATCTCCTTTTTCTGAAAAAGTTAAATCCTCGTTCCAGTCTTTGAGGTTGGGAACGAGGATTTCATTTTGAATATTCATCTTGTTTAGTTTGTTGGCTATCCGTTTGTTTGCTGTCTGTCCTGCCTCGTCATTGTCAAAGCAGAGAAACACATTTTTGATGTTTGGATTATCTTTAAGACATTGAAAAAGCACCCTGTCCGATACGGAGCAGGATGCCGCATAGCTGTGTTCTTGCCAATTTTCTTTGTGCATACTTATGAACGATAACATATCTATCGGAGCTTCAAACAGATAGATTCTGTCGCTTGTGCCGTGCCAATGAAAGCTGAACTCCGGCTGACTGCCTGCAACATTTCCCCTATACGAATTACTCGTCACCGTTCCCCTTTTGTGTGCGTGGCAAGGTTTGCCGCTTGAATCGTAGCCTACAAAGACAGCGTTGTGATAATCGGCAGATTCATATATCATTTTCCTACGCACAAATTCATAAAGCACATCCTTGTCAATGCAACGAGTCAACAGCAGATAAGAAAAAACTCGGCTCATTCTGTCATTCCTCGGTGGCAATTTAAAGGGTTTATGCTCTTTTTCTATGGGCGGTGATGTTATGATTTGACTGCCACCGTTATTCAAAAGCATTTGAACCGCTTCGGCATAGTCCTTGTTGTAAAATCTGCGGACGAAGTCAACCGCATCGCCGCCCTTTTGTTCGTACTGATGATACCAAAGGTTGCCCCTGATTGTGACCTTCTGCGAACCGTCAAACCATTCGTATTCAGAACCTGATTTTTTGACTTTCTCGCCCTGACTGATTAAAAAATTTGCAAGGTCTGTTCGCCTTGCCTGTTCTCGCTGTTCTTTTGTAAAATGAATGTAAGTTGATATTTTAATCACTTCCTTGTATATATTTTTCTTTTCTGCTGTAATATCTTATAGTGGGTAGTTTTTTCTCCTATCACTGTGACAGGTGGCACCTATCAGTGATTTTGGGCAGTTATTCCTTGGCGGAAAATTTTTATTGACATTCAAAGAACTATTGATTATAATAATATTAGGATATATTTATCCTATTTGCACATAATAATTCTGGAGGTGTTTTTATGAATGTAAACACAAAATCTCTTGTTTCAATCACAGAAGCAAATCAAAATTTTTCTAAGGTTGCAAGATTAGTGGATGAAAATGGTTCGGCAGTTATTCTGAAAAATAATGTTCCTCGTTACCTTATTGTTGAATTCAGTCAGGCAGAAAACGAACAGATTGCTGTTGATGAAGATGTTATGGATATTTCAAAAAGGCTGATTGCAAAAAATAAAAAAGCCTATGAGGTTCTTGCAAAATGATAGTTTTATCTAAACCACAAATTCTTATGATGCACAAATCCTTGATTGAGGAAACAGGCGGACTTGACGGTATCAGAGATGAGAACTTGCTTGATTCTGCGATAAATGCACCTTTTCAAAAATTTGACTGCCAAGATTTATTTCCAACTGTACAACAAAAAGCTGCACGGCTTGGGTATGGAATCATAAAAAATCACGCTTTTGTTGACGGGAATAAACGCATTGGCACGCACACTATGCTTGTTTTTCTTGCACTCAACGGAATTGAACTTGACTACACACAAGAAGAACTTTACACAACAATACTGAATATAGCTGATGGCAAACTTGAACTTGCCGATTTAACGAAATGGATAATTAGACATCAAATATAGTGCAAATTGGCAAACGCAAACAAGAATTTATTATACGGTGAAAACAATATGAGATTTTTATTGATAATTGATATGCAGGAAGATTATATGGGCGAAAAAAGAAACAAGAAAAAATTTCCCTATGATACTAAAAAACTCATAGATAATGTAAACCATAAAATCAATTCATATTCGAAAGAATACATAGTCTATATTAAAAATCAGTTTTTCTGGGAATCACCTAAAAGAGAAAAGTCACTATCAAAAGAGATGAATGTGGTTTCCAAACAGATTTTTACAAAGAGAAATCCCAATGCTTTTAAAAATATTCAATTTGCTAATTTCCTAAAGGAAAAGAATGTAACAGAACTCGAAATTATAGGCATTGATGGTAATTATTGTGTAAGAGCAACAGCAATTGCGGCTTCCAAGACTGGGTATGAAGTGTTTTTAGATGAAACCTGCATTGGAATTTCTAACGCTAAAAAGTATGAAAAGTCTAAATTAAAAATGAAAAGTGTTGGAATAAAATTTTTATAGATTACATTTTCAAACCCTGAGTTTGCTTTTTATCATTAATCTTCTGCTGTAACTTTTTATCCGTCCTTTGTGCTTTCTGCTTTTCTTCAAAGCGAAGCCTACTTTGAATCATATTGCAGAGATAACGCAGGAGATATAGTGAGGAAACTGCAACGCTGTTTCGGTTGGTTTTAATTGAATAATGAGGATACAGAACGCCTCTGTCTGAATCAAAGACTGATTCGGCAGAGGTGTTTTCTTCATATTCAAATGGATTTGAAACAGGTTCTTCGTCTGCATTCTCACTTTCCTCAATCTTATCTTCGGTGAGATTTAATTTCAACGCTTCCTTAATTACAGCGTTCTTGATTGACTTAAATTCCTTGTTTTGGGCAAGAGGAATCCTGTCAGGAATTTCATCTGTGTAGGTACGAATTGTATTTTCTTTTTGCTCATACCAAAGGTCATATAATTTTTTAATCCTGTCATCATTTGAAAGCTCATCAACAATGGAATCCACAATCGCCTTTACATCAAGTTTAAGATAGCCGTAAACCTTTTTACCTTTCGTTTGTGAAAGTCTGTCGGCAAGTTCCAACAGCTTATGCTGAATTGATGCGCTGATATATATTTCCGAGTTTATTTTCGAAACCAAATCCTCTACAATGTCACGAGCCTCAGCACGGAGCTTATCCCTGTGTTCGGTTTGCTTTTCATAGATGCACAATAAATCTTGCTGAAAAATATCTTTTGCAAATGACGAGCGCAGATTTTCAACTCCCTTTTGCGTGAGATAGCCTTCGTTCTCCACAGTTGAATATGCAATCAGATGCACATGAGGGTGGTGCGATTCATTATGAAATGCCGCATACCAATGAAGATTTTCCATTGGTATTTTCAGATTTTTCGCAAGTGCTTCTGTCTGTGTGCGGAGCATATCTCTCCACCGAGCTCCGGTATTAAAGCCAAGCCGTTGTGCATCTTCTCTGCGAATAGAAATTATCGCAGTCCAGATATGTCCCTTGTGTTTGTCAAGTTCTTCCGTTACTTTACTCATCTGAACCTGCACACCGTCATCTGTAAACAGTCCGTGAGAACCGAATCTTTCAGCACGAGGACGGGTAGCAATGTAATCGGCATATGCTTTTCTGCCCGAGATTTCATAAGCGTAATCTTCCATAACTCTTGAGATAAAATCAGATGCTGAGCCTTGATTTTGCTTTTCAGCCTGAGCAGGGTCTTTCCACGCAATGTTGCCCTCGAGATTTTTCAGCAGATGATGACGAGCTGTTTTGAATTCGTCACCGATTAAGCCAAGACGGAGCAACCAAGTACGAAAAGTGTACTTTTCATTATCCGATACAGTTTTAGCGTGTCTTGCAGACTTCTGAATCAACGCCTGATGACTGATTGCAAGGCAAAGCTGAATAGCACTTTTGACCTCTCCTGCGTGTAAGGTGGAATTGAACATTCTCCATTCGATTGTACCTTTATTGAACACGCTGTTAAGATTCAAAGCGTGGTAGCGTGTGTCATCATAGTGTCGGTAGCTGTAATCCCCTCCGTCATACCACATTGACTTGAATTGTTCCATAGACATAGGAGGGCGGTTATTGATTTCATCAAGAAAGCGTGTGTCCATCTTCTGACAGTAATTCTCACGGGAAACATTTACTTTCAATGCCTTGTAGAGCAAGTCCTCTTTCGCCGCCATAATATTTACGATGTTGCGAAGTGTTTTAGGGGTATGCCTTGACGCATCTATATGACAATGCAAACCACAGCTTGAGTTGACTCTCGCTCCTGCGCCACGAAGCTTTCTGACTAACTCCTGTATCGTTTCTATATCGTCATAGTTGCAAATCGGAGTGACAAATTCAACCGAGTACAGAGAGCTTGCATTCTGTCCCGAACGGTTTTCACAACGAACACTGGCATCACGCATAATTTTCCACATTCTTCCATCATCATCTCGAACAGAATAAGCGTCATAACAACCGCCGACATGAGTTGCGTCTGTATAAAAATAACCGGCAATCACTTTCGCCGCAGTACTGCGAGTGATGCCGGTCATTTCAATTTCTATTCCAAAGTTTTGATTTTTCAAGTTGCCACCTCGGTGTTCTCTTCTTTTTGCTTTTTAGGCTTTGACGGTTTTGTCAGAACAGATTTCATATCAATAAACTCTCTTACATTTGCAGGGACATATTTTGCGTACAGAGTATCCACAGATTTTTCAAGCTCTTCCTTGAAATCCAAATCACGCTGTGACATATACAGCCTGATTGCATTCAGCTTTTCGTTATCATACATTATGCTCACGCTTGTTTTCTTCATTAAAATCACCTCGTCATTTCTTCTTTTGATTTACATATTTTATATTCGGTATCTTCAGCCACTTTGTCCACCCTCGACCGTTAAGCTCTGTTTTGACAACTCCGTAAGCGGTGCCTTGTGCTTCAATAACTTCTCCGTTTCCGATATACACACCTATGTGACCGTCCATCCAGACAGCAAGCCCGGGTGTTTCCGGCATACTTGAAATCGGACCGCTTTCTGTAACATTGTTCCAAATAGAATTCGCACCGCAATCCGTAAACCCGTTTGAACCTGCTACAATTTCTCCGCTGTCAGAGTTGTACCAAGCATATGATTTTATCAAACCTATGCAATCACAAACTCTCTTGCCGAGCCATTTTTCACCGACCTTTCTCATCTCACCACCTGCCTCGTTATTTCCGGGAAACAACGACGCCTGTTGGTCAAGATATTGCTTTGTGCAGACCTGACCGTAACCGCCGTAGACATAACCCCAGCCGTTTTTGTATGCATTCTCGCACCACTTGACAAGGTCGAGATTGTTCTTCGTGGTCTTGTCAGTAAAGCCTGCGGTATTGATTTCCGCACCCTTGATTGACTGCATCATTTTCTGAAACTCGTCATACTTAATCTCCGTTCCGAATTTCTGATTGACGGCATTTATCAAATCTTCATCAGACTGATTCTTCTTGAAACAGGATACAAAGTTTTTTACAAAGTCCTCATCCTCTGATTTATCGGACAGAGAAAACAGATAGATAACCTCTGCCTGCGTGTTGCAGTCGGACAGCTTTTTGCTTTTCAGTTGATTTTCAACCTCTGTCATTGTGTCGTTAATAAGCTGTAGATTTTCCATCTGCTCGGCTGAAATGTTTTCTTGTATAGACTGATTGAGTTTGTCGGTATCAATATCCATACTTCCGTTGAAAACGGAAACAACAGCAACAATCGGCATAACCACAATTATGATTATGCCGATTACTATACCGCCTATTGTTTTTATGACCTTTTTATCCGTTAGCAGTGCAACTGCTATTTTCTTCAGTGCCGCACCTATAGTAGCACTCATTAAAACTCACCTCCTTAACACCAAAAATCCGATTGACTTCATACGAAAATCAATCGGATTTTTGTGACAGATAATTAGTTATAAATTTTATTAATAAAATTAGTCGCATTTGAATGGATAGATCGAACCAGTTCCTGTAATTCTTTATCATCTATTTCAGCACTTCTAATAACTTCCGAAATATCATTTGAAGAGATTTTTCTTGTCCCCGTTGCACTGGGAGTTCTATATCCTTGTTCATTTAGTATTTCGGCTACCTTTGCAACTGATGTATTTTGAAGATACAACTTATAGATTAACACTGCACAATCATCGTTTTCAGATAGTTGATTAGCTCTTATTATGGCACCTTTTATTTTCTCCCATTTTTCTATCTGTTTATCTGCCATCTCAACTGTCCATTCAATTTTTTTACTCATAAAACCACCTCAAAATGAAAAGATAATATTTATTATATCAAAGTGATTTCATCTTGTAAATATATCACCTACCCCCAGCATTACCGAAAATCTCTGCTTTGTATTCGGGAGCCTGAACAAGTAAAAGATAGCGTTCATTACCGCACCTATACAGACAAGTGCCACGCTCACCGAATTTGATTAGGGCATACTCATTTGGTTCTACCATTAGGGCATCTTCAAAGTCCTTTGGATTGATATTGCCGGGGGAGAACAGGAAATGATGAGTCGGAATTGAAAACAGCGGCTTGGTATATTCCTTAACGCTTGGAATCAGAAAATCGTCGATATTTTGCGAGGCAAGAATTACTGCTGAATCTTTCTTACGTACACGTTTCATTGCATTGCGGATATACTCAATGGCGGTGAGGTTAGACAAAAACAAATAAAGCTCGTCTATTGATGCAACGGTGTTTCCCTCTCCGAGAAGTTTGTTGCTCATATACGACAGAATATTGAACAACATTACATCTGCGTAATATCATTATTGTCAGAAAATATTTCTTTTACAACCGAGGGGAAATTTCGCCCCTCGGCATCTTGATTTATGCGGTTTTAATCTCTTTATGCCATACATTAAGCTGTTCCTTGCGCTCAACGGTGAAGTAAATCACAATATCATTTCCGCATTCTGTTGAATGCCATTTTGCCTTTTCGTGCACCTCAATTCTGCTGATGAATGCTCTGAGAATTTCAGGCGTCAGTTCCTGAATGTCAATGTACTTCTTTGCATTTTCAATAAAGTCCTGAATCAACTGCTCTCGCTTTTCGTTCTCATCAAGAAAGGCGTTCATCTCATTAAGCTTAGTTTTCAGTTCTGACTGCTCGGTTTCATATCCTGATGACAATGATTCGTAGCGTTCAACAGAAATTCGTCCGAGCACTCGGTCTTCGTACAGACAACGGATGATACTTTCAAGCTCTGCTATTCTTTGTTCTGCCGCTTCTTTTTCCCTCAGATAAGTTTTCATTTCACGCTCGGCTTCGGCTCTTGCATTACGGCTTGCTATTTCATAAAATTCTTCGGGATTCTCACGTACATATGCCGTTATCTCTCTCAGTTTTTGAAGTATCACAGCGTGTAAATCCTGTTCGCTGATTCTGTGTGCCGTACAGTGATTATTACCGTATCGCTGATAGGTTTTGCAAAGGTAGTTGTTTTCTTTAGGATACTTAAGCACTCGGCGAAGATACATTCTGCTTTTGCAATCGGCACAATAAACTAACCCGGCAAACACATCTGTCTTACCTGATTTATTCGGTTTTCTTCTTCCTGCAAACCACTTCTGCACCATTTCAAAGGTGGATTTATCAATGATAGCCTCGTGGGTATTTTCAAATATTAGCCAATCCTTGCGGTCGTTGTGAATTTGCTTTTTCAGCTTATTTGATTTGGTGGTGGTTTTGTAGTTCGCCGTTGTGCCGATATATACCTCGTTTACAAGCATTCCTCTAAGTGTAACATCACTCCACATATAGGGATTATTCAGCTTCAAGCCATTTTCTTTTCTGCCGTATTTGTAGTAGGCATATGCGCTTGGCGACATAATTTTATCTCTTTCAAGAGTCATTGCAATCGTACGGGTTCCCACTCCGTTGACATACATATCAAAGATTCGTTTTACCACGGGAGCAGTGTCGGGATCGGGTACTAACCTGTTATCTTCGGATTTCATATATCCGTAAGGAAGCTTAGAGCCTATCCTTTCACCACGCTCTGCCTTTGCTCTTTGGACTGCCCTGATTTTTTTGGATGTGTCAGCAGCAAAGAAATCATTGAAGTAATTACGGATTCCGATAAATTCATTACAGCCTTTTTCGGAATCAACACCGTCATTTACGGCAATATATCTCACATCGTTCTGAGGGAATATAATTTCAATATATGTACCGGTTTTAAGGTAATCTCTGCCGAGTCGGGAAAGGTCTTTTGTGATAACAGTTCCAATTTCTCCTTTTTCCATATCGGCAATCATACGCTTGAAGTCAGGGCGTTCAAAGGATACTCCGCTGTAACCGTCATCAATATAGAACCGACAGTTGCCAAAGCCGTTATCGGCGGCATATTTTTCGAGCATACTTTTTTGATTTTTAATGCTGTTTGATTCACCCTCTAACTCGTCCTCCTGAGAAAGACGGCAGTAGAGTGCGGTAATCTTTTGTTGGTTTGATTTCATAATTTTTTCATCCTTTCCGAGCCGTTCAGGCTCTGTTGAATCAAACCGAATAGGATTGCAAGTCAACAATACTCCTACTCGGTTTGAATGTCCAGTAAAATATTTATCCCGTTTTTCGTTCAAGTAAATTTTTAATTTTTTCATCGGCACTTGGGTTATCACCGTTCTCGGTTCCGATAGGAAATACCGATGTGACTAAAAATGTCTTTTTGCCGATTTTAACCTTATCGCTTTCGTACAGATGACGGCGGTTAAACGCAATATCGTTTCTTGTGATTGGTGTTATTCTATTTTCAGTTTCGTTCATGGCAATCCTTTCTTTACATCTTCATACCAAATCCGCCTTGTGGATTTTCTTGTATGTTCTTTCTCTCTTTACGAGGTTTTTTCATTGTAGTGCAGTCCTCTACAGGGTGGTTGCTGTCTAAAATATTTGTGAGATTTGCGACCAGATATGCAATATCATTTCCGTTATTGCTGTAATAGCTGTCGGTATCAAAGCCAGGAAAAACAGTATCCTCACATGATGATTCAGTTTCTCCTCCGCCTGACTGATACTGTATGAATATTTCTCGCTCGTGCTCCCAACCTGTTGTGAAGCATTCTTCGCCGCATTGTTTATCTGACTGACGTAATTGTTCGTCATATCCTGAAGCTCCTTCTTGAAGGTCTGCGCCATTGCATTGGAATTGTCGATAGACTTCTGCAAGGAATTCATCTGGCGGTTGAGGTATATCCGTATTTCCTCTTTCGTAGTCAGTTCTGAAATTTCGTCCAGTATTGATTTCAGCATATCTATCTGTGCTGTCTGAGTTGAAATTAATGCTTTCCAGTTCTGCTCCGTAACCGCTACGCAGGGTTCTGCTTTTGAGGCGATTTGCATTTGCTTTTTGGCTTGTTCCTTTAATTCCTGTGGTGATTTCTTCCCGTATTCTGAATTCATTTTCCATATTCTCCTTAAGATATTTTTCTTCGTGTAATTTATTATCCCTGCACTTCATTCCATTTGGTGTAGTGTAGGTAATGCTTTTTCTTTCTGCCGTCCATTTAACTTCATAGCCTTCGTTCTCCATCAGGCTTATGAAATGTTCCTTTGAGGTTGCATATTTCATAGCTTCATCAACAGCTATTGCAAGCTGTAACTTCCAGCTTTGACCTTTGTCTGCTGAACGATATTCTCTTGCCGACATCTGTTTTACTTTTGGTTGCTTAGGAATTACAACTGATAAACCGTATTTTCTGCATAGGTTGTCAGAATAATCTCTCAACCGTTGTATCTCATTTTTATCTGGATGATATTTCAATCCTGTTTCAGCACTGACAGAATTTAAAATGAAGTGTGAATGTATATGCTCTCTGTCAATATGAGTAGCAACTAAAACTTCATAACCTTTGAATTGCTCTTGTGCAAACTTCAAAGCAATTTCGTGAGCAGTTTCGGGTGTTATAGGTTCATCGGGGTGGAACGACTGAAACAAATGATAGTACATTCTGCCATCAGTTTTTCTATATTGAATTTTAGTATTCATCATTTCATTGAACGCTGACTCTGCTACACGATTCACTCCGCTCACCAGCTTTCTGCCATCGTACAAAGTTTTCTTATCCTGTTTGCAGTAGGCAAGGATTGAAGCTAACCCTTGCCGTGACTGCATTTGTTTGCTTGCGATAAATTTTACTGTTGCTATTATGACCACCTCTTTCTGTCAAGCAAATCGGTAAGTAGTTTATTCATCTCTGCATACTGATTTGTAAGTTCAGCAAGATTAAAGCAAATGACTTTACCCATATTGCAAAGTGTTGCAATTTGATTTAAGTTTCTGCCGATAGCCTTTTGCTGACGGATAATTTCATCAAGTCCGTCAACAACAAAGATTTGTTTTCCGAGGCAAGCCTTCGTTATATATTCGGTTAAAGTTAAATTTGCCTTGTCTGCTTTATTGTGAATCTTCTGTAAATCGGATTCCGATATTCTTATGCTCATTTTTCTGTCTTTCATTTAGGTTTCCTCCTTTGCCAATAAAGTGGGTTCGGGCTTCTGCCCGTATATTGCATTCGGCAGGTCAGCGACCAGCCGAATGCGTTGCTTGCCACAGCTTAAAAGCTGTGAAAATGTGAACCCCAACTTTACGCTGAATTCATAATCCGTTATATAGAATTACTTTCGCTCACAAACCGCCCAAATTTTGATTTTTGCTTGAAGTCGGGTACTTTATCCGTTTTCTCTTGAAAGTCGGACAAACCGCCAAATTCTGCTCAACATCTGCATTAAGGACGATAAGGACGATAAAAACGATAAATCAAACGGCTATATTTTCATCGTACTTATCGTACCTAACGTACTCGCTATCTGAATTATCAATCTCAAAATCATATTTGATTTCAACCTTTCTGATGTTATTTTCCTTATACGATTTGAAATAAACGTGATTATCATTCAAGTCATACTTCCACTTGTTCATCATCCTTTTCAGAATACGAGCAGAAAGATTTTTGCCTGAATAAGCATTATATCGTTCAAGAAATTCCGCATTGCTTCCGTTGAAATATTTTTCTGCTTTCATCATCTCAATGAGCAAGTTCATTTCATCAGGCAAAAGCATATTCGGATTCTCTGCGCTGTCTGCAGTCATTTTCCAAGTGCAATCCTCTTTTGAAAATGCAAGCTCAATTTCTCTGTCCTCAATATCTCTTCCCGTGCAAAATAAAGTTGCGTTGCCCTGCGTGCGATTGCTTTTTTTCAAAACAAATAGAGCATCGGCACAGCCAGCTATACCATTTGTACCTGAAATCTCATTGATTGGGTCAGAGTCGCCTTGCTTTCTTAAATGATGAACCAGAAGAATAGCAATTTTCAACTCATCAGCAAGTTTTTTGAGTTTCTGTACCTCAAGATAATCATTTGAATAGCTCGAGTCATTTTTTGCAGAACGGATAAGTTGAAACGTGTCAATGATTATCAAGACAGTATCCATATGCTCATCAACAAAAGTTTGAATCTGTTCTTCCAACCTTTCATCAAGTTTTGAACAATCCGTAACAAAATGAACATCACTCGGCACTTCATCGGTTATCGCTGTCAGCCTGTCCTGCAATCTGCTTTCATCATCTTCAAGTGACAGATACAGAGTTGTACCGCTGTCGGTATGCAGATTCCATACATCTTTGCCTTTTGCAATCCGAACGCACCAGTCAAGAACAAGCCACGACTTACCTACCTTTGGTGAGCCGGCTATAATCGAAAGACCGCTTGCAAGAAGTGAATTGATTATAAACTTCTTTCTCGGCAAATCTTTTTCAACAAGACTTGCACCGTCGATTGAATCAAATCTTGCCTTACTGCTCAACTCCAAATTTAAATTCTTAATCATTTTTCTCCTTTCCCTGTTACTCATACCTCATATGATTTCAAAATATTTTAGCTTTGGTATGGTTATTCAGTTGTAATCCAAAAGCTGTTGGAATTTTTTCACCAGTGTGATACAATAATCTCATACTTTTCAAGAAAAATATATGACAAAATGAATTGAAGTGATTTTTATAATTTTCACTTCAGGACAGAGGTGTATATGGCAAAGCACGAAGGTTTATTATTAAAAATTGATTCCAAAGGAAATATTTCCGGCTATATGCAGGAAAATAACAATAAGATTCCAATTGAAAATACTACTATCAAAAATGAGTTGATTAGTTTCTCAGAAGAAGATTTTGAAGAGTATTCTGAACTGCAAAATGAAATAAGAAAAGTTTACAGAACATATCCTGATGAAAGTGAAGAAAGATTTGCACTGATTAAAAAGTTAACTGCAAAAGCAGAAAAGGCATTGGCGGAATATAGAACTTTTTACGGTCTTTTGAACAGACTTATGATTGAGGATTTTTTAGGAGAGAACGACGGAACTGAACATTATCTGCGTGAATATGCAAGCTATCTTGACCAGATAAAAACCGTGCAGTTTTTTGTTTTGCACTTTTTCAGCGATTTATCAAATCAAATAGAAATTGATGTTAACGAAGATTTCAATTACAACAGCGTACAGATTTCCACCGTATTTTATTTTGAGGATAACAAATCCAGACAGATGTACCATATCCGTAACCTGACAGAGTATTATTTTCTGCTGTTACATTTATTTGTTGAGAACGGATACCGCCTCTGCCGCTGTCAGCTTTGTGGCAGATACTTTGTGCCAAAGACAAAAAAGAAAACCCTGTACTGCGACAGAGTTCTGAATAATGGTAAAACTTGCAAGGAATTTGCGCCGAAATTAAAGCACCGAATCTTGGCAAACAGAAATGAGGTGCTGAAAACTTTTGACACACAGCGAGGCAAAATGTATAAGCGTTATGAAAGAACACTTAACACACCTGGTACTGTGGAAAAGCCTTTAAGTTTTGAGGAATATTACGATTGGCTTGAAAAAGCGAGAACTGCGAGAGATAATTATCTTGAGGATAAAATTTCCAAGGAAGAAGCATTGAATATAATTTGTATTGAGTAAAATTTGCAAAAAGTAATCGGATAGGCAGTCAAATTTCATTGATTGCTTATCCGATTTCTTAATTATTTACTACATCAATGATAATTCTTGCACCCATCCGAAATCCGTTCAGGAATATTTCTCGCTCACTGATTTCAGAAATCTCACGATTGCAGTCCTTGTATTTTTCGAAGGTTTCTTTCTGTACCTCAGTCAGGGTTGCCACAAACTTTTCTTCATTCCTGTTGAGCAGTTTCAATAGTTCTTTGACCTCATCGTCAAGCCTTGAACATTTTTCGTGAGGGAATAAGTTTCCATAATATAAATCTTCAAGTATATCCATATCTTATGCCACCTTTCGTAGAACAAACATATCCCACATAACTTTGCATAAGTCCTGATATACTTACCTTTATTACTTTAATTAAGTTTGAAATTTATTTTTATTATTACTTTACAAAAAGCAATACAAGAAGTATAATAGATATCACAATTTAGTAAAAAATGCATAAAATCAAAAATCTCAAATAATTTCCAGTTAAAATATATAATAGAAATAGGAGCATACAAATGAAAAATAAAATCTTATCAGCAATAATATCCATCGTGCTTATGATTTCACTCGTAGGATGTCAGCAGAATAATAAAATTATTAGGCCTGATGTAGAAACAAAAACGGTAACGGAAAACAGCCAAGAAGATTATGTAACTTTTTCACTTGACGTGCCATCAGATTGG